TATGGAAAGAGAATCCCGTCGCGCAGGGTTGCACGATGGCCTATTCGCTTACGATGCCAGAGGCGTATCTCGCCGTGCGAGATGGTGAGTCGTTCGTGTACGATCACCCGGTCTCCGTTCTCTTCGCTGGTTCGTCGTGGCGTCTTAGCATGGCCACGGCTATGACGTACCTTTGCATCGGCGGAAACGTTTACTACCACAAGCGCCGTAACGCTGCGGGCGCGGTGATCGATCTGAAGCCCTACTCGGATGCTAACTTCGCGCCGGTGCTTGATGAGTACGGCAATATTCGCGCCTATCACTACAACAACGGTTCGACGACATGGGAGATACCAAAAGATGATGTCGTTCATATCCGCGGCTTTTGGGTTGATCCTGCTATCAGCTATGCCGGCGGCTCTCCGATTGTACTTGCTTCGACGACGATTGAATCGTACAACGAAGCGAGCGGGACGATCTTCAGCATCCACAAAAACGACGCGATGCCTAAGACGCTGGTGATCTACGACGAGGAAATGTCGCCCGACCAGGTCTCACTAGCTGAGCGTTCATTCAAGCGTAAGTACGGCGGCGAGCGCCGCGGGTCGGTCGGTCACATGTGGGGAGTGAAGAGTGTCGAACGTTTGGCACTCGATTACAACGAGCTCGGTATGGAGTCGACGTTCAGTCAATACGAGGCGCGCATCTGCGGCGTGTTCCGAGTGCATCCGATTATCGCGTACACGTACGCTGGTATCATGTCGTCGACGTACTCGAATGCGGAACAGGCGTCGAAGGACTTTACAGACATGGTACGCGTGCCACTGTGGAACATGATCGCGGATCAGATCAACGAACAACTCGCGATCCCTGACTTTGGTGTCGAAGTAGGTTTCGACCTGAGCACGGTCGAAGCTCTGAAGCCGTCTCCAGAATCGCAGCGGAGCACTGCGCTGCAGGCATATCAAGTTGGCGTTATGACGTTGAACGAAGCGCGCGAGGCGTTCGCACTTGAGGCAGTGACGGGGGCGGGTGCTAACGAAGTCGACGATAGCAGCGAAGATAGCAGCGACGATATGCAAACGGCCTCACGTGATACGAGCGTGCAAACGAAGGGAGGCGCGGATTCGTCCGCGAGCTTTCGATCTGACGACTTAGACGACGCGACGTATTTCAAGGCCGTCGACGACATCTCGGAGAAGTGGGCTAAGCGCATCGCAGTGTCGTTTGGTAAGGAAGTCCGCAACCTCGAACGCGAGATCCTCGGCAGTGTTAAGCTCTACCTCGGCACTGTGCTAACGAAACAAGAGGGCGATCCCTTCGACGTCGAAGAGTGGACGGCGCGGTTCTTGGCTGCAACTGAAGAAGACCGCAAAGGCCTCGTCGAAGAGATGATCGCAGCGGCTGCGAAAGATGTTGACGCTGAGGACGGCGAGTACGGCAAGGCACGCCGCGAAGGTATCGACGAGTCGAGTCAAAAGATCGCAGACTCAATCGGTACGATACGCGAGGATGTGCGATATATCCTAAATCAGTCCGGCGGACTGTCAGCTGACGAGATCGCGGCTTTGCTGCGTAAGAAGTTCGACGAGATCAGCGTGGCGCGTGCTAACGCAATCGGGCGGACAACGGCGACGGCGACAACAGGTAAGACGCAGAGCGCAGTCTGGAAGACGGCGAGCGACCGCGAATCGGATCCTGATCGTAAGATCGTGCGACAGTGGATCTCGTTCCCGGGCGCGCGCGATGCTCACTCGAAAGCGAACGGACAATGGGAGAATCTGGTAACGGGGTTTTTCACGGTCGGCGGCGAGGAGACGGAATATCCGGCCGGGCCGGGGCTGTCAGCAAAGAACGCCGTCAACTGCCGATGCATAACGCGGGCACGACGCAAGATCGACTACGACAGAGCGACGCAGGGCGGTTAAGATGGTGCAAAACTATCCGAACGTGTTCGCCATGTTGCGACATCTAATACGAAGGTAATCGAATGGAACTGACGAAGTCGCTTCATTCTTGTCATATCAAGGCCGTGAACGCTGACGAGGGAATCCTCGAGGCGGTCGTTAGCGTATTCAACAACGTCGACAGCGTGGGCGACCGCGTGCTACCGGGGTTCTTCGAGCAATCGCTCAAGGGCAAAATGCCAAAGGGCGTGTGGATGCACGATTGGAACGCGCCCGTCGCGAAGACGTTAGAAGCACGCGAACTCTATCCGAACGATCCGCTTCTGCCTGATAGCTTGAAAGGCCTCGGCGGTTTGTACGTCAAGGCTAAGTTTAATCAGAACACGCAGCGCGGACGCGAGGCGTTCTCTGATATCAAGGAAGGTATCATCGACGAGTTCAGCATTGGGTATTCAGTGCAGGAAGATCGCATAGCGCCGGACGGCGCGCGCGAACTCGTTAAGGGCACGCTCTTCGAGTGGTCGCCCGTATTGTTTGGAGCTAATCCGCAGACTGCAATCGTTAGCGCTAAGGGACTCACGCAGGACATCGACGACGTCGGAGCTGAGGTCGTTCGTCTTGTTGCGAGGTTGAACGAACGCGCACAGATTCGCGAGAAGGAAGGACGCACGCTTTCGTCGGCAAACGTGGCTCGTCTTTCATCTCTAGTCGATGCTTTGCAGAATGCGACCTCATCTATCAAGGAGCTCATCGACAGTGCAAAGCCAAAGAGCGCACGCGCGCAAATGGAGATGCAACGTCTGCGAGCTCTTCACAACTCACGACAAAAGGACAACCAATGACTATCCAACAGTTGACAGACGCTATTCGCGTCAAGTCTACAGAGCTGGAAGTCCTTACCAACATCGCAGAGCCTACGGCCGATGATGTTGCAAAGGCTACAGAGCTTAACAACGAGATCGACACTCTCACTAATCAAGTCAACGAAGCGAAGTCGTTCGAGGCTATCAAGGCAAAGAACGCTAAGCGCATCGCGGAAGTAAAGACATCAGTCAACGACCTCCCGTCAACACCGACAGTAAAGGTCGGCGAGTCATCAGCGAAGGCTAAGATGAACGAAGCCGATTACAAGTCGTACGTAACTGGTCTCTTCGTTAGCGGTCTCACGAACGAGAACGCACGTCAGAAGTATTCAGACGTCACCGGCGTCGAGTACAAGACGCATACGCAGAATCAAGACGCGACGGGCGGCCTCTTCGTACCTGAAGAGACATCGTCGTACATCATCGACCTCAAGGAGACATACGGCGTATTCCGTCGCAATGCTCGCGTCGAGCCGATGGGGTCTGAGACGATCCGCATCTTCCGCACGAACGACGACGTTACAGCGTACTGGGGTTCGGAAGCTACCAACTACACAGCATCGGACATGACGTTCGGTTCGGTAGTGCTCACAGCGAAGAAGCTCACAGCGCTTGCAGTTATCAGCGAAGAACTCAACATGAACGCGACTGTCAACCTCGGTCAGCGTTTCGCAGACTCGGTAGCACGTCAGTTCGCAAAGAAGGAAGACGAAGCCGGTTTCAACGGTGACGGCACATCTTCCTACGGTGGTATCCTCGGCCTTGCTAAGAAGTTCCAGAGCGTCCTCGAAGCGGGCGGCGGTACATGGACAACAGACGCCGACAAGGCAAAGCTCGGCGGCGCGCAGGTGATCAGCGGTAACCTCTTCTCAGAGGCTACGCTGAGCGACTTCATCACAGGCGCTTCTAAGCTCCCGACATACGCACGTCCGAACGCGAAGTGGTACTTCAACAAGACGGCATTCTCGGCGAGCGGTGAGCGCCTCGCTCTGAGCGCTGGCGGTGTGACTGCAGCTGAGATCGCAGGCACGTATGGCATGCGCTTCCTCGGTTTCCCAGTAGAGATCGTCGACGTTATGCCGAGCACAGATGCGAACTCGCAAGTATTCGGATACTTTGGTAACCTCGGACAAGCCGCGTCGATGGGCGACCGCATGAGCACGTCTATCAAGACAGATGCTTCGCTCGGTTTCCAGAACGACACCATCTATGTGAAGGCTACTGAGTATGTCGATATCGCAGTGCATGACGTAGGCAACTACAATGCTACAGCGGCTTCGCGTGTTGCTGGTCCTATCGTAGCTTTTGTTTCACAGAACTCATAAGGAACCCAGAACATGAACTCACTTCAGAACGTTAAGTTCGTAAACGTTACGCCGCCTGCGGCTATCGTTGACAACGCAGACTTTGCAACGACTGCGATCGATACTGCGGGCTTTGGTAAGCTCGCCGTTATCTTCTCACTCGGCGCGACTGACATCGCGATGGGCGCTCTCAAGTTGCAGCAAAGCGACGACTCAGGTATGAGCGGCGCGGCTGACATCAGCGCGACTGTATTCGGTGCGACTGGTAACCCGGCGCTCCCGTCAGCTACTGATGACAACAAGATGTACGCTTTCCATGTAAGCCTCCAGGGTAAGAAGCGCTACAT